TAGTAATTGGGCGCAGTTTGGTTCACCTTCCACAGAGGAACGATCCACTATTCAAAAACACAGTGGGAGTTACAGTTGGTACATTGCTGATGCGTCCCAAAGGAAGGGGATACAGAGTGATCAGTGGGTTGCAACAGCAGGGGAGAAGTATACAGTTTCAGCATGGATCTACGCTACTGAGGGTACGGAGATTTTGTCGGGAATAAACAATACGACTGAAACTATATTTGCGTCCCATACTGTGACTGCGGGTCAATGGACTCACATCAATTATGTAACTACTATAACCGCAACAGGGTCCACTTACGTTGGCTTCTTTACTTCTTCTTCAACGGGGGACTTTTATGTCGATGACGTATCCGTAGTCAAGGGGGCATGGGACCCATCTGCTGGTTGGACGATTGGGGAGGGAAAAGCAACTGTTGATACCACTACTGCAAACGTGTACATTGACCAAGATGGTATTCTTACAGTAGGTAAATCTTACATAGTAACTTATACAGTGTCAGGTTATGTGGCCGGAACTGTAAAATCCCGTGTGGGAGCTACTGTTGGTGCGGCACGGACAGCTAACGGAACCTACACGGAAGTTTTACAATGTGTAACAAACACGGAGTTTCGATTCTACGCTACAGACGCAACTACTGAATTATCAATAGAAAACGTCTCAGTCAAGGAAGTCAGCCCCTCTCCTGCTGGGTTCTCTTTAAGGAAGATTAAATCGGACTTTACAGGTAATGTTCTTCGTGTGCGCAACCAGGACAACGATGAGATGTTTGTTAAATGGGACACTAACGATGAAATTTCAATGTCCTCTCCTGTAACAACTGCGTCAGGATCATCGAGTGCGACAACCCTTGAAGAATTTACGGGGACAGGTGATGTCACAGTGGTGGAATATTTTGATCAAAACGGAGGTACTAGTTTTACTCAAAGCGTTGTGGCAAACCAACCGAAGATCGTGGAAGCGAGTGCGCTAGTTGTGGATGCTGGAGGTAAGCCAAGTCTTTCTTTTGACTCATCCGACTTGTTGAATAATACATCTTTAAGCAGTCAACGGAGGCTTGATGGTTATTTTGTAACTGATACAACTGATACTGATTATCTTTTGTTTGCAGATGACACAGGTGCGAGTCGGTATGCCTACCTAGCTGAAAACGGAGATACCAGTAATCCAGCAATCGATGCCGACTACGGTGGTGACACTGTAAATGTATATGTGAACGGAACTGCTGTAAGTGGTACGAGCAGAGATGTTCTGCATGACGCTTCAACAGGCCATAGTCTAATCACAACCGACAACGCAACAACGGCAACATGGGGTGACGCTTACATAGGAACTCGTGTTTCTGGCAGAGCCTTCACAGGAAAAATATCCGAAATGGTATTCTTCCCGAACACTGACACATCTCAAAAGCGGTTCGAGATAGAACAGAATATTTTGCGCCATTTTGGTGTCTCAGGGACAACTAATTCAGATGGCTTCGTTACCAAACTTTTTGACCAGTCGAATAACAGTAACCATGCAGAGCAGACCACTGCGGCAAACCAGCCCAAGTTAGTTGATGGAGGTGATGTTATAACAACAGGAGGTAAACCAGCGATAGAGTTTGACGGATCAAATGATTACTTGCCAATTGCCTCTGACTTTAATGACAGCCTTAATCTTAACTCCCTAAGTAGTTCAGTTGTTTATAAGGGGGCTAACACAACTCAGCAGTCATTTGTTGTTCTATTGGGAGGGAGTGCAGGATCGAATAAGAGGTACTATCAACCCTTTATTGATACAACTACGACTAAGTTTTCGTTCGGGACGAACCATCCAGCAGAATCGGTAACTTCGGACACTGATCATCACCTCATAACTTATGTGGCAGGATCGACCCTGAGTGGTTGGAGAGCTTATTTGGATGGAACTGCATTAGGTTCAGGGGTCACTGCACTGATAGATAACTCCAACGCCACAGATCAAGCAGGTATTGGAGCCTATTCTCAGGGTCACGAACATTTTGCTGGAACATTTCAAGAGGTTGTCATTTGGGACAGCGACCAGAAAGATAACCGATCAGGGATAGATACTAACATAAACAATTTCTATAACATATACTAAATCATGGCATATCTAATATTTCAAAACGAACAGGAAGCGGAAGACCGCTCGGAACAGGCAGGAATTGCTAAAGGGTTATCTTACCATAAGACAGGCAAAGGTTCCCGATACTGGTGGGGCTGGTCAGTAGAAGCAACTGAAGAAGCCCCTCGTGCGGCTATCGTGATCCGAACGGACACTTCTGTAGATCCTGAAACAGAAGAGGAGACAACAACTATTCAGGAGAAGCAGTTGTTAACTGACGAGGAGATAGAAAACCTTCAGTCGGAACTCCCAGAGGATTGGGTACAGCCTGTCGATCCAGACGAAGTCCCTGACGAAGATGAGGAAGAAGAAGAAGACCCCGAAGAACCCGAAGATGGAAATGATTGATTATCTCTTAAAATTCAACACGAAACAGGAAGCAATAGTTTTTGCAGAACAGATGGGCTTCACAACTACTATTGAAGAAAGCGAGGTTGAAGTAACAATCCCTCTGCCCCAAAGCGACACCCACGTATTCACAGTTATTGGCGAACACTTTATGCCTACTGGAAAGACCGAGACGATGCGTGATGAGACAGGGATGGAATGGGAAACACCAAAGATGAAAGGGGACAAGAAACACTGGGTTCTCTTTCGGGACATCAAAGGAGATATCGACCCGGAGCCAGCAGAAGATTTTATAGTTTGGCACTCGAATATGACAGAGAAGGTTCGCAAGCGTGACGAGGACGGACAGTTCCTTGCGAATGATCCCGACACCCCAGAAGACGAAGCTTGGGAAGAAGTACCAGTGCCTCGGCCTGAGAACGCCCCAAACAGAATATTTTTATAATTTATGAATTACGAAGCACAAACAGCCGAGCAGATCTATTCAGTTCTTGAAGGTCGAAGACATAGTTACCTGGATAGAGCCAGGCAGTGTTCAAAGCTTACCATTCCTTACATCTTACCTGATGAAGGGTTTGGTGCTAACTCACGACTCAATACTCCTTTCCAAGGTGTGGGGGCCAGAGGAGTCAACAATCTTGCTTCCAAGCTCTTGTTGGCTCTTCTTCCTCCAAACATCTCTTTCTTCAGGCTCCAGGTAGACACCAACAAGCTGCAGCAGGAAGGCGCACCGGAGGAGGTAGTGAGTGAGATTGATTCAGCCCTTCGTAAAGTTGAGGACGCTGTAATGGATGAGATAGCCAAGGAACGCTACCGGGTAGTAATTCACGAAGCACTCAAACAACTCATTGTTACAGGAAACTGTCTTCTTTATCTTGATCCAGACGGAGGTATGAGAGTCTTCAGATTAGACAGGTTTGTTATTGAGAGAGATCCTATGGATAATGTTCTCACGATAGCAACCAAGGAAACACTCAACTACGAGGCACTTGATGAGGACATAAAGGCAGCTATACAAAAGCCCCAGGATTCAGGAGTGGGTGATGGGGGAAATGTTAACCTCTACACTGCTCTCTGTAAGTATGGAGATGACTGGATGTTAAAGCAGGACATTAATGGAGTTGTTCTTCCAGAGACAGGTACAACTTTTCCTGACGATAAGAACCCTTACATCCCTCTCAGATTCAGTAGAGTTGATGGAGAGAACTTCGGACGCTCATATTGTGAAGAGTACCTTGGAGACTTGCAGTCCCTTGAGTCACTCACTAGGGCTATTGTTGAAGGAAGCGCAGCAGCAGCCAAGGTGTTGTTCCTGGTTAATCCAAACGGAACCACAAGGCACAAGAGTTTATCCGAGAGTCCTAATGGAGCTATTGTACAAGGCAACGCTGGTGATGTATCAACTCTCCAACTCAACAAGTTTAATGATTTCAGAGTAGCTTCTGAGACAATCAATCAAATCAAAGACAGGCTTGCTCAGAACTTCCTACTCACTAGCAGTGCGATCAGGAATGCCGAGCGAGTGACTGCTGAAGAAATCCGATTGATATCTCAGGAACTTAACGCAGCCCTTGGTGGCATCTTTAGTTTACTTAGCAATGACCTCCAAGCTCCTTTGTTGAGTCGTTTGATGAGTGTTATGGAAAAGAACAAGAAACTTCCAAAGCTCCCAGAAGATCTGGTCAGCCCTGTTATTGTTACGGGCCTTGACAGCATTGGAAGGCAGGGAGACTTAAATAGCCTTGATTCATTCCTACTGGGGTCCAGCCAGGTTCTTGGACCGGAAGCGATTGCTAACTTTGTTAACGTCCCTGAGTATATTAAGAGGCGAGCTACGGCACTTGGCATTAAGACAGCAGGGTTGATTAAGACCCAAGAACAAATAGCCCAGGAACAGCAACAGGCACAACTTATGGCACTTAGCGAGAAGCTGGGTCCAGCAGGAATAAAAGCAGCTAGTGATCAATCGCTTGCTGATCAACAACAACAACAAACTGAAGAAGAACCACCAACTGAATAAATGGGAGTAAATAAGTATGGAACAATACACAATAAACGAGAAGCAAGAAACCGAAGAAGGCAACATAAGTTTGGAGGAGCAACTGGCACAGCAAGAAGCAGCAAAGGAATCCGAAGGACAACCCCCTTCTGGGTCCGAGGAGGAACAACAGACATCAACAGAGGAGGACTTGATTCTTGGTAAGTTCAAGTCACAGGAAGACCTCGTTGAAGCCTACGAGAACCTCGAAAAGAAGATTGGCGAGAAGCAACCCGAAGAACCCCAGAAGGAAGCAGAAGATACGGGAGATAAGGAAAGTACTCCTGACATATCAAACGCAATAGAGGATGCCAGTAAAGCTTTTGCTGAGACTGGCGAGCTAACGGAAAAGCACTACCAGGACTTAGAGAAGCTGGGGATTAATCGAGAGACTGTTGATGCATACGCTAGGGGCCAACAGGCACTTGCAACTGCCCAGGAGGCTGAGATAACTAATTCTGTTGGAGGCAAGGAAAACTACGATGCTATGATTGAGTGGGCCGGAAATAATCTTCCTGCTGATGAGATTAACAGTTTTGATAAAGTAGTAAATGAGTCCTCCCCTGACGCTATAAAGCTTGCCGTTAAGGGCTTGTACGCTCGATATATGAGCGAAGCAGGGGGTCAGCCCGTGAATATTCGACAGGGACAGACTTCAGGAGCAGCAGTTCAGCCTTTTCAGAGCAATGCTCAAGTTGTAGAGGCAATGCAAGATAAGAGATACGAAAACGATCCTGCTTACCGTGAAGAGGTTGAGAGGCGTTTATCCGTATCAACAAGAGTATAAAAATTTAGTATTATGATAACATACATCCAAGAAAATAGTGCGGAGCTTATAGCTATCGCAACCGCTACAGTAACTCTTGCTAGTCTTATTAGCGCAATTACGCCTAACAAGACGGATAACAAGATTACTTCAATACTTACAAAAGTAATTAACTGGCTTGCCCTGAACGTAGGCAAAGCGAAACCTAAGTAGAAAAATGATAAAGCTGATCGTCAAATTATTAATTAATTTTCCTAAGATTGGCGAACTGTTTTATAAAGTCGTAGAGGCATATGAAAGAGAGGTTTATAAAAAGCAGTATAACGTCAATGATGATCTTATTGATGAGTGGCTGTTCTCTCCTAAACCCCAGTCCTCCTCCGACAAAGATCCCTTATTTTATCTCGAAACTGAAAGCCCATTCGTTCACAACGAGCGAAAAGGCAACAATAGGCGAGATTCTAAGGTACGTGAATGAGTTGGAACACGATACCAAGTAAAACTTTCAACACACAACAAGACGCAAAATGAACCCAAAGGTTTGTTTGAGAACGACCCCTTGCGAGGGATAATCAATCAAAGACACCCATAGGTCTTTTTGTTTTAGCTTGAGTGAGTTGTTTAACTAGAACTAAAACAACAATCCAAAATAAAATAGAAAGGTACATATTAAATTATGGCTAATGGAAATACATCCCCATCAAGATTGGGTCTAGTGAATAACACAGGAACAGCAACAGATGCTTTGTTCCTAAAAGTATTCGCTAACGAGATCCTTACAACTTTTGATGAGGCAAACATAATGAAAGACCTGCATACAATCAGGTCTATATCGTCTGGTAAGAGCGCCCAGTTCCCCGTAAGTGGAATTGCAACCGCTGCTTATCACACACCAGGAGACAGTATAATTGATGGAGGAAATAGTTACCTCAGTAACATCAAGCATAACGAGAAAGTCATCAGCATTGATGATGTATTAGTGAGTTCAGCCTTCATCGCCAATATTGATGAAGTCAAGAACCACTGGTCGGTTCGCTCAGTCTACAGCAAAGAGATCGGTAAGGCACTTGCCAAGCGATTTGACCTTGCAGTAATGAAGACTTGGGTGGCTGCTGCTAGATCTCCTGCTACTATAACTGGAGGAAGCGCAGGAATATCAGTTAACACTGGTAATGCACTGGACACAGCAGCTGAACTCATTGATGCACTTTTCGGAATGGCTCAAAAGCTTGACGAAAATGACGTACCAAATGACGGACAGCGTTTCGTAGTCCTTACGCCTTCTCAGTACTACAAGTTACTTACATCTGATAACATCGCAGTTAATCGTGATGTTGATGGTGTAGGTTCCGTGAGTAAAGGTACAGTGCCAATGGTTGCAGGAATCAAACTGTACAAGTCTCAGCACTTGCAGGACATTGTAACTCTTGGAGCAGAAGCTAACCAAGATCAGGATGACGATAAGGCTAATAACGACATCTTTGGTGGAGTTAGTGGTACAGCAGGAACAGGATACAATGCAGACTTCTCTGACACTGGATTCATCGGTGGGCATCCTGGGGCCGTGGGCACAGTGAAGCTCCTCGATCTTGCTACTGAGTCCGATTATTCGGTTGCGCATCAAGGCACATTATTTGTTGCTAAGTACGCTCTTGGACATGGAATCCTTAGACCTGAGTGTGCAGTCGAATACAGACTGTAACAGATCATAGGTATTAAACATCACAGAGGGATGGGGTGGGAGTCGAAAGGCTCCTGCCCTATCTCTTTTTTCTCACAAACAACTCATTAACTCATAATTATGGCAACACTTACATCGCAGCTAGAGGCTGTTAACACTATGTTGGGATACATAGGAGAAGCTCCAGTCAACAGCATAAGCAACACCGCAGAGCTTCCAGTGTCGGCTGCAAACGCTGTATCTGTTCTTGATGAAACTTCAAGAGAGGTCCAGAGCGAAGGTTGGCATTTTAATACTGTTAAGGATTACGTTCTTTCTCCAACAAACGACTCAATCACTCTACCTACAAATACACTACAGGTGGACCACGAGGGAACCGAGGATGTTGATCTGGTACAGCGTGGTTTATCTCTGTATGACAGAAAGAACCAGACAACTACTTTCACAGACGATATCAAGGTTACTATTGTTCTTCTACTGGATTGGGATGACCTCCCTGAACAGGCCAGAAGATACATAGCTCTCCGGGCAACACGATCACTTCAATCACGCTTGGTTGGCTCCAGGGAACTGGAAGCACTCATCATCCGAGATGAATTTGCTGCAAAGGCAAACCTGGAGAGATCAGACAGTGCTAACTCTGATAGAACAATTTTCGATAACTTTGATGCTGTCACCAGGATTGGCATTAATAGAAACTACGATTTATACTAATGGCCCTAATAAATACTTCGCTTCCCAACCTTGTCCAGGGTGTCAGTCAACAACCAGATACATTAAGGTTTGACGGACAATGTGAGGAGCAGATAAACGCTTTGTCTTCTGTAGCAGACGGTTTAAAGAAAAGACCAAACGCCAGGTATGTTAAGAATCTACTTAGCACTGCTATCGATGAGGGAGCTTTTGTTCACTTCATCAATAGGGATAAAACAGAGAAGTATGTTCTTATAATAAACAACAACCTGTTAAAGGTATATAACATCCTGACTGCTGGAGGCCCGGTAAAAGAGGAGACAATAGGAAGTGGTCATTACCTTTACATTTCAGACACCACAAAACCAAGGGACATATTTAAAGCCCTAACGGTGAACGACAACACCTTTATACTTAACACGACTACAGGAGTTGCTAAAGATACAACTACTTCCGGGGTGTTTTCTGACAGCGGTGCGGTACATAACAACCAAGCGATAATTTTTGTTAAGCAGGGACACTACCAGACTGACTACACAATCGATATAGATTTCACAGACACAACAGGAGCAGCTAAAACTGCAAGAGCCACGTACACTTCCGGCCCTAGTGCGACTACAGGAGCTTCTCCAAACGCTAGAGCAGGACGCATAGCTTTCGTGCTTCAAGAAAAAATAGAGGCTGCTGTTCTTGAACACGGAGAAACCAACGGCTTTGGTATATCTGATGTAACTCAATTCACAGATCATACCAACACTACAGGAGATGATGGAATAATTTATCAAGTAGAAACGGATGCAGCAACGTCTACTGGTTACGGTTATCCTGCTTTTGTTATATCAAGAACTGATGGTAGGGAGTTTAAGATAAAAGTATCTGACAGTAAGTCTGGAACAGCACTTGGAGTTGTCTATAAGGAAGTAGATTCTATTTCAGACCTTCCTAAGTCTGCTCCGAACAACTTTAAAGTTAAAGTGAGAGGATCTGCTGAAGATAATGAAGATGATTATTATTTGAAGTTTGAGACTAACGATGGAGATACGGACTTCAGTGATGGAGGTTGGGTTGAGGACGTAGGCTTTGGAGAGCTTAACGCTTTAGATGAAGAAAAGATGCCCTACAAACTTGTTAACACGCTTCCAAACACCTTCACATTTGGACCATGTACATGGGCAACATTACAAGCTGGAGACAGTAATACGAACCCCTTCCCTACTTTTACAACTAAAACAATTTCAAACCTCTTCTTCTATAAGAACAGATTGGGCTTCCTTTCAGAAGGTAGCGTTATTC